CATAGTGATATTAATTTAAGTACGCTGCTTATTGTGTAAACAGCGTATAGGTTATTGTCTGTTAATTTCGTCGCTTGTTAGCGTTTGTAGTATTCAGTAATTGCCGAAGGCGTCATGCTCATCAGCATAATTATCGTCTTCGTCGTCATCTAAATCAACGTCGTCAAAATCTTCGTCATCATCAAAGTATGGTTCAGCTATGTATACGTCGTCATCATCATCTTCGTCATCATACGTAGTTTCATCATATTCCTCGTCATACGTTTCGTCGTCATCAAGTTCACGTTCAGGCTCTTCGTCAGGCTCATCACTATCAGATTGTCCTTGTCCGTGTTGCCTGTCTGCGTGTATACGCTCTGCCGAGTCTATACTGCAAGTTTGTCTTTGTGCTTCAAATTGCTCATCTGTCAATCTGTTAGCGTTTGGGGTTGTTGCTTTCATTGTAGTTATTTGGTGGATAAATAATGTTTTAAATATTGTACGCCATACACTTTGTATTCGTTAAGTATTGTTTTTAACGATATCAATTTTGTAGTTAAGTCTTGTTTGTCTACGACTGACTTAATTACTCCCTCAAAGAGATTTTCTTGTAGTTCACTTACGTTTAGGCTTAGTTCTTTAGCTAGTTCGGTAGCGAAGTTATTATACATAGAGTTTAGTGGTAATTTACAATATGTATACATATACGATATAGTTATTAACGACGAAGTGGTGTCTATTTTGTCAATATCCTTTATCATATGCTTTATACTATCCTCTATGTAGGATTTGTGTAGCTGTTGTACTACACGTTGCAATACAACTATTAGCTCTTTTTTTGAATTAACGTTACGTATAAGCCTTTCAAACGAAACAATTCCTGCATAGTCAATACTATACAGCAATAGTTCGTTTAACGACATTTCTTCGTACATACTGATTACATCTGTTTGTACGGTTTCAGCGTGTTTACGCTGTTCAAAGAACCTTTCCATATCAGCTTCTATTTCCTTTACTTTTTTATCAGTAAAAATAGATATAGACGCTGTTTTGTTCATTACTTTTTCACACTCACGTTGTTTATATTGTATAGCAATTAGCTCATCAATAGGCGTAGCTACGTATTCTTCACGTTGTCTGTGAGCATAACTTGTACAATGCGACTTTAAATCTTCGCCAAGCGTAATTAGCCCTACACCTATAATACCGTTTGCTTCAATAATTGCGTCTATAACGTCTAATACATCAAGCTCGTCAGCTATTATTAATTGTTTAATTTGTTCCTTTGTCATTATTTTGAGTTGTTTTAAGCGTTGCGTCTATTGTGAACAAGTATTGAATATCTGGTGTATGATTTTGCTCGTATACGTGTATATTAGAACCTATCTTTGTATTTTCATACGCAAGTCCTATTATTGTTTGTGTAAACGGTGTAGAATTTACACGTAAAGAACTTGAATACCTAAACACTTTGTAAGTTTTTACGGGGCTTAAATTTAAGTTCGTTTCAAGTATGAACAACGGTGCAAATTCCTGTATACGTGTAGTAAATATGAGTTGTTCAATATTTGCTTTAGTAAACAATACATTAATCACGTTATTAGCATACGTCATATGCTCGCTGTCTAACGGTAGCGTTAGCAACGACGGTAATATTTGTGGTGTCATAGTTTATCCATTTTTACGTTAGCCTTACTAATCGTCAGTAACGCTCTGTTCGTAGTTACGGCTACAAACAAATCATTCAGCATTATTCGCTTGATTTGCTCGTAATCCTCTTTATTAGCGGCATGCCATACGTGTCCGTTTAGTATATCTCTTAATGTCTTGTTTTTTTCGCTGTTACTCATTTTGCGTAGGTTTTAAAGGTGGTTGTAATCAATATCTGCAAGACGCAGTTATCAGTTTCTTTTTCAATAGACAATGCAATAACGATTGTAGTTGATTTATTGAAATTTTCTTCTACACAGAGTGTTATTATCACGTTATGTGCTTTTTCAATATCAATAGTCGCTTTTGTCAGGTTGTGGTACTTTAGCATATCTAAAACATCAGCGTTATTGCTATTCATTGTTAATGAGCTATTTAGTTTGCCCCACGTATTAATTATGTGGCTTGTTTGTAATTGTTGCAATCTTTTTAACGCCCACAATTGCACACACGTTGTTTCGTGTGCGTTTATACGCTTGAACTCACGCAGTATTTGTGTGTTGTTTGGTGCTTCTCGGCTTAATGTAGCTTTATTTGGTAAAGCTGCATTTATTAAGCGTTTCAAATTTAATAAGTTTTTCATGGTTTTCTATAATTTAGTGAATAAATATCTTATACATGCCTTAAATCTCTCTACTCAAGGCATGTACTTTTATACTCCTGTTTCTATCTGCTAATCGTTATATGTAACTGTTATATTCAGTTACTCTAATCTTATCCATGTACTTATAGCATTAAACGCAAGCATTTCTCCACTATCGTTAAATGCTGTTGTTATGTAGGTATTTATTTGCGCCGTACCTAATTCAGCTACTATTTCTATTATTACAATTGTTCTATACGCATTTGCAAATGGCAATCGTAATAGACTTTCGTTGTCAGTGTCGTATTCTTTACTAATAATTACATCACGACTTTCGGGGACTGCTGTAATTATATCGTATAGCATAGCTAACGATATTCCGCCTTGATGCGTTTCTACATTAGGTGTAGTAATTCTTTTTCTACATATACCTTTTATAGTCCCCACTTCATTAAATTCTTGTGCTGTTCGCCCTGTATTGTATATACGTAGAAATTCTTTTAACAGTGGGTTTTCCTTGTCCATGATTATCGTGTTTTAACGGTAAGCATACCGTTGGTAATGTCGCAATATTGCATAGTTGCTACATATTCGTAGCTTATATCTATCATTAGTAATTTACGTTCTGTACGTAACCTTACGCTTATAGCTACTACATTGTAGTTTTCTTCGCTTCTTATAATTACCTTGTTGAATTGAGTACTTATAAACGGTTGGTTACTTACTTCTACGAATAGTTTAATCATAGCCTGATTAATACTGTTTGCTACGCTAAGTGGTGTACCAGCGATATGCAAGTATTCTCTTGCTACTGCGTTTTCGTCTATGCTTGCGACTATATCTTCGCATATGCTTGCTGGGTTAGTCCAGCTGTTTATTAACGCCGATATCTCTTTTAGCGTTATAACTCTTTTTGTTGTTTCCATAATGGTTGTTATCAGTTATCTAAGACATGTAAGTTTTACTACGTTACGCTGTGTGTTGTACGTTGCGTAACGTAGTTGTTATGCTTTAAGTAGTTTATTCATTGCATTTTTAAGCGTTCTTGCTGTTTTGTATTTTACGCTATGTAGCATTTGTGCTGCTAAGTCGTCTATTAAGCCATTAACAATTACTTCTGCATCTAACGGTATAGATTTATTACTCAATCCGTACACCTCAAAGTAATAATTGATAGTGTCAAACGTATCAATGTTATAACGTTTGAGCCATAATTTACACTCGTGGTAGCCTATTATGTAATACGTACTCATAAACAGCACGTATAGTACATCTTTCACGTTGTTATCGTTTACTTGTCCGTCTTTTATAGCGTCAAGTATATGCTGTGCAAGTTCTTTTCTTACGCTACGTAGTTCGTTTATGTTCATTGTTGTTGCTTAGTTAAGTCTTTATGAAATTCTGCTATTATACGCTTTAGTTGTGCAATGTCGTTGTATGGCTCTAAACCTATCACTTTGAGTATTAACAAACTAATCAGTTTGTTAATCATTTCAAGGTCTGTAAGCCTTACAATAGTAGGTACTCCACGTTTACGCTTAATTTGTTTATGTAAAGGAAATACCTTTAACAAGTCTGTTGTATAGACATAATGTTTGTGTTTCCACAGTATTATGTCTATTATCTTGTTAGGTACTTCTGTTGCCTGTATAACAACAGGTAGCCACATATGCTTGTTGTTTTCAGTAAGCGTTTTGTTAGCGAGTAGTAACTCTATTGTAGTTAATATACTGAGCGTAACGGTGCGATACTTTTGGTATAGTTCCATTTTATAAGAGTATGTGTGAGGTCTTTAGGCATGTAACTATGTACACGCTATTTGCGTTGTTACTCGTATTGTATTTTTAATAGCTCTACGTAGCTATTCACTTGTAACATTCGCATGAACGTTATTAAATGCTGTATTGCACATAGTAAGTCTGTGTGATTAATTGCCCTTACAGTTATTACGCCGTTATTTATACGGACTTCTACTTCAGTGTCATCTGTTATATACGTAGGAAACACACCTGTTGGGGACAAGTTATATAACATAAACGCTATTTCATTTGTTAGCGTTGTATATGACATAAACAACAAGGGGCTGTTTGTTATTGTTCTGTCTTTTGGTAGTATTACTGTATTCTGTAACATAGTTGTAATTGGTTTTAGTTGTACAGTATTAATTGAAACTTGCTTATTCAGTGCGAATTTAAAGGATAACAGGCAATTTCTGCGTTATCTATCGTTATCTGTGTTTTTCTGCACCTTTTCTTAGTAAGCGCTTACGTTGTGTTTTACACACAAAATTAGTAAGTGCTTATTATTGGTTATACTGCTAACAGATATACAGTTACGACGTAGTGTATATTTGTTGTGGTATGGAATGTAAGGTGTTGTTGTTATACAAGCACACAACCTTACATTTCTATTGCTATATACAAATTATTGCGTATAAACTTGCATTAATACACCGTATAGTTTATCACATACGGCTTTACGCACACGATAAAACGCTGCAATAGCGCTATCTTCGTTACGAAGCTCTTCGTCTATTACGCTTACTGCAAAGTCTTTCATTCTGTCCATTATGTATAAGAACACTTCGTCATCAAGTGCAAGCTCAATACACGTATAATGCAGGTTGATATACAACGCATTGCTACTGGAATTTTCTTTCCTGTGTGTATTGCTAATCCACAATGGGAAGTCTGCTTGGTCAGTTTCTTCTAAGCGTATTGTACGTTCAATTGCTTCTATTAATTGTACTTTTAACATATCGGTAGTTGTTATATGGTGAATACTATTTGCTCTTTTCGTAGAGCGTATAGCTGTTACTGCCGTTTTGTATCTCTACGTAACGGAGCTTGCGGCTTATACTATCTCTTCCCCACGTAAGCATTAGTGAATTAACACACGTAATGCTTTTCACTGTGTTATCTCTGCTTTTTCTGTAATCAACAGGGATAAGTGATATAATAGACGCAACTATCAGTGCGTCTATTATGCCTTTTACTGTATCTAATCGTCGCATAGTAGCTTACGGTTAAAGTGTGAAAATTAACTACACGTTGTGTAATGCTCTACGCAACGTATAGTTTATATATATATTAGTTAATAGTAGCAAGTATCGCTTTGCAATCATCTAACGATTTTGTTTGATTAAGCAATTCAGCAAGCATAGTATCAATCATTTGCTGCTCTGCGGGCTGCGCTGTTGTACGTAACAACTTGGCTTCCGCTATGAAGTCATCAAGCTCGTTGTTATTGCTACCGCCGCCAATTGGTACAGATATAGGCGTAGTAATGTCAAGGTCAAACATAGGGCTACGATAGTGGGCTACCGCCACTTTCATTAAGATAGCCATGAACGACGTAGCGTCTGGTATTAACTCCATGCTTCTGAGCATGTCGTAATCTGCCTTATTGTCTTTCAATAACTTAGTAGCGCTTAACGCTGTCAATGCTGTTGGCGATTGTTTAGCTAAGTAGCCTGACGCAAAGTCTAACACTATTGCTACGTTGTCGCACTGAACAGGACGTGCATCCTCTAACTCTATTGTATAGTACGTAGAGGTGTGCTGTCCTAAAATATTGCCGCTTTTATCAGCGTAATCTTCACCCTCAACTTTGAGTGTGATGTTCACTTCGCTGCCTACAAGCACCGCTGCTAATAAAGGTGCGCTAACCTTATTCTTAGTATGAATAAGCACTTCGCCTAACATTACGTTGGCTACGGTTTTATTCACAAATACAGCTACTTCTTCGCCACTTGCTATTTTAGCGGTAACTACTACGCTTTGTTCTGCGCCTTTGCTTATGCCTGCGCTTGTGATTACTGCAAATTGATTTGCCATAACGGTATGAGTTGTATAGGTACGCTACCTATGTGTGATATATTAGCTTGGATATATCGCTGCGTATACGATATAACAGTGCATATGAATACACACCAAAAATTAGTAAGTGATTTACGTTTCGTTATCCAATAAACATTGCACAAGGCTGAAGCGTTGCGTACTGCTCTGCTCTTTGTGTGGAATGATTGTCCTTAGGCATGTAACTGCCCACACATTGATTAAGCTCCGCTCTCGTTGCATAGCTTCTATCTCTACATGCAAAGCCCCACTCTCAGTGATTATGCTCTGCTCTCGCCACAACGCTCAGCTGTTGATTAGTAAGTGCTTACGGTTGTTGTCCTCCTTGCATCAATAGCTTTCCTCTTTCCTAATCCTCTTTCTCGTTTTGCAAACAGGGGTGGGGGAGTTTCCCTTTCACGTTTCATGGTATCCCATACGCCATAGTAGAAAGCACATACACCAATTTTCTAAAATTTCCATAAAATTTTTTATGTAACAGCAAGCAGCATCACGTAACAGTATTAGCAAGTAACAATACACAACATATAGCAACTATACACGTAACACACAACGCCTAACAGCATAACAAGTCGTATCAATATAAATAGTTATGCTTTACGTATTAGAATTAGTTTATAATTCTTTGTTTTTTGGTGGTTTATTTGGCTTGTATGCAATCGTAAATTAAAAATGATACTTGTATATGATTTGTTATTTGCACCTTGTATATTTGAGCTATTAAACCCAGCGATACAGCTACACACATTGTTAGATACAGTACACACCGATAGCAGACATACATGTCTTAGATGAACTATGTCTAAAAGGCATGTATAAGGTATAATTAGCTTTTCTCTATATACATACTGATACGTGTGTATTAACAACGATAACAACATTCATTATGCAAAACTCAGCGAAAGAAGAAGTAGATAAACGACAGCATCAATACGTAGCAGCTTTACACAAAGTAGTGGCTACTATAAAGGAAGACCATGATAGATTATACAGTATAGAACAAATAAATCATGTTGTGCGCCACTGTTTTAATCATATTGGCGAAACTCTTGAGCGCAATAGTCATACAGCGTTAAAGATGCGCATAAGGAACTTTGGAGTTATCGCCCCAGTAATAAGTAAAAGATGTAGTAACTGTAAGCGTGGGTTTACTACTACTGTAAAGAACGAGGACAATAGCAGAACAAGAACGTGTGCTAATTGTAATTTCACTATAACAATACAACCAAACGATGAAAAAGCAAGCAACATTGATAAGCAGTAATTTATTTGTCGTTAAAGACAACGAGCTATGTGTTAGTGCAGATGTGCTGACTATACCTGCCTTTAATTCTATTTGGCAAAACGATACAAGTAAGAATAAGTCCGTAGCTATAAAAACCATAGCGATAGCATATTGGGCAACTTGTAATAAATCTGATTACGTAGGTCTGCCATTAATAGATAGGGTAGCAAAACTATTTGTAGATTATTCGTTATCCCCTACGAATAATAACGTAGCTTCCGTTAATTCGCTTATAGTGCATATAGAAGCTACTAAAAGCGTTAAGCAAAAATTACTTGCAAGCGCATATACAGCCGCTATGAAAGTAGTACAATACCTTGAAGATGTAGAAATAAACACAACTGATGATGATGCAGCAACTACTATAAAAACAGTAACGACAGTATTAACAGATATATGTGATATTATTGATACAATAGATAATGCTGAATTACGTGTATTAAATGAAGACGCTGCTGAAACAGCTAAAAATAAATTGTTAGGTGGAGGAGATATAACCAGTAGAGAAAAATGACAACCATAACAAAACATATACCGTTACATATATCTAACCCCGTTCATTTTGTAAATACACGCTTATTCCAAGAAAGCGGACTAAAGTGGACGGAAACGTATAACAAAACTGGTAAAGGAGTGTATTGTTCAGCGCCAGTAAACAGCAAAGAATATAACGACTTTTGGGATACAGAAGAAGAACGGATACGTAACGGTTATACAGTAGGTGGCGTAAGAATAACTGGAGAACATTATGCGTACTTAAATTACGGTATAATTAAAGCTACCGTAAGTACACCTACTGGCGTAAAGAAAGCGAGAGGACTTCCACGTTTCCTTGACATGGACTATTACTATTATCACGAGCTCGAACTTGCAAAGTTAGCAGGGGAGGGCATGATAATAGCAAAAGCACGTCGTAAAGGCTTTTCATTTAAAGGGGCATTTAGCATGGTGTACCAGTATGCTTTTGTTAGAGACAGTTATTCAATCGTAGGCGCATACGAGTTATCGTATTCACAGGCTACTATGGCTATGGCTGTTGATATGGTAAACCATTTAGACGAAGCAACTGCGTTTGCTAAACGTAGATTAATAGATAAATCTACAAGTCATATAAAATCTGGTTACATAGAATTTCAAAACGGTAAAGCTATTGAGTACGGATATAAATCTGAAATACTGTGTATGGGCTTTAAAAAGACAGCGTTTAAGTCTATTGGTAAATCAGCGTCTATCATGCTGTTTGAAGAAGCAGGTAAATGGGACACGCTTAAAGCGTCGTATGAAATATCTAAACACTTGTTTAAAGATGGGGAGATAATGATAGGAACACCTATCATATTCGGTACAGGCGGCGATATGGAAAAAGGTACTGTTGATTTCTGTGATATGTATTATTCTCCAAGTGCGTACGGACTAAGAAGTTATACAAATGTGTATGATGAAAATGCTGTAGGAGAATGTGGGTACTTTGTTAGTGATAATTGGTATAAATTGCCACACGTAAGCAACGAAGGGGTAAGTTTATTAGATAATGCTAAAAATTCTACGTTAGAAAAGCGTAAAGGGCTAAGCGGAAAGTCTAAAGGAGAACAAGACTTAAATAAATCACAAGAACCACAAACACCGCAAGAAGCGTTTACAAGGAGTAGCGGTAGTGTATTTCCTATAACTTTACTAAAAGAACAGCTATCAGAAATTACCGTTAAGCGTGAGTATAGTAATATTGTTAAGAGCGGTTATTTTAAAACAGACTTAAAAGGAAAAACGATATATGATGACGATAATAGACCTATCTTTATTGAGGGGAAAGACGTAATGTTAGAGTATCCAGTAAAGAGTGGGACTAACCCTAAAGGGAGCGTAATTATAATTGCTGAGCCTGTAAGTAAACGCCCAAATATGTATGATTATATAGGAGGGCTTGATAGTTACGATTTAGATAAATCTAATACAGGCTCATTAGGTGCATTGTGTATATGGAAAAGATATAAGGCAGGCGACCCACATAATGATATGCTTGTAGCTACCTACGTAGGAAGACCAGATAAAGCTGAAGAGTTTTATCAAATCGCACTTGATTTAGTAATATACTATAACGCTATCACAATGTTTGAAAACCAAAACAAAGGCGTACAAGTATATTTTGAAAATAAGAATAAAGGACATATGTTAGCAGATACTCCCGACTTGTTTATAAAGACAATTATATCACGTAGTACAGTTAATCGTGGAAAAGGAATACACATGACTAAAGCTATTAAAGACGCTGGAGAAATGTTATTAAGGGACTGGTTACTCACACAATATACAACAAGAGGAGAAGAAATAGTGTATAATACATCTAAGCTGTACGAACGAGCTACTCTACAAGAACTTGTAGCTTACGAAGATAAAGGTAATTACGATAGAGCGATAGCATTGTTCCTTATATTTATCTTTATGTCTAATTTAGCTAAGGTTAAAGCCGTAGTAAACGACGACGAAGAAGCAACACCTAATAATTGGAATTTAAAAGCATTTATAACTAAACAAAGAGCATGATAGATTTATCACAGTTTGTAACAGACGCTGACATTGAAGAAGCTAAAAAAAGGATATTAACTATTCGCAGCGGGTTTAGCTCTGTTGATACGTATAGAGGACGTGCAAGTATAGAAGACAAGCGTATTAATTACGACTTGTATAACGGCATAGTAAGAGTAGAAGATATTATTACAACGTGTAATCAATATATTCCTGATATATCGCTACCTGCAAAAGTACGCCACTTAGATATAACGAGAAGCAAAGTAAATGTACTGATAGGTGAACAAAAAAAACGCCCTTTTAGGTGCGCTGTTCAAGGCATTAGTTATAATATACTTAATACTAAAAGCGAACAGAAAGCTAAGTTCATAAAAGAACAACTAATGCTTGATTTGCAAAAAACAGCTGCCGAAGTAGGAATGGCAGAACAACCAAAAGAACAGCCTAAATCGTTAAAAGAATTAAGTACGTACACGTATCAAGATACACGAGAAAAACTTGCAGCTAAGTTAAGAACTATGGAACGTAGGCGACTTAATTTAGATACATTAACGCTGTTAGGTTGGCAACACGCAGCTATCGTAGCAGAAGAATTTTATCACGTTACAGTAAAAAACGGCAAACCAGCTATACGTGTTGTTAATCCTATAAACATTGAATACGACAAAAATCAAGAACAAACGTCAATTAGTCATGCTGATTGGGTTAAAGAACGTCGTGTGTGTATGCCTTATGCCATTATAGATGAGTTTAAAACTGAACTAACTAAAGAACAAATACAGCGTATAGAAACGTACAATGGTTACTTTATGTCATTAGGGTACGATACTCCTACGGAAAACGGTAACATACAAGGTAATTTCTTTGTTAGTGAGCTGTATAATAGCGTAGGCGCAGTGCACGACGGTGTATATGAACACGGATTATCAGTAACTCATACTGAATGGAAACAAGCTATTGTAATAAAAAGTATTACATATACAGACGATAATGGCGTAGAAGTTAAAGAGATTGTTCCTAATAACTTCAAAATGCCGATAGAGCTTAAAGGTAGAGCTACTATAAATAGATTAAACGTAGTTATAGCTTGGCAGGGTACAATAATTTTAAATGACATAGTAGTAAATGTTAAGCCGATAGACTACCAATTTGTAGATATAGAAGACATGTCTAATGACTGTACATTAAACTATGTAGGTGGTACATATTCTGATTTGAACAGTAAAGCTACGTCGTTAGTAGATGTGTTAAAGCCTATACAGTTTTTTATTAACGGACTAAACTATAAGTTAGAATTAGAGTTAATGAAAAGCGAAGTAGGAAAAAAACTGTTAATGGACGTAACACAACTACCAAGAATGGGCGATAATGCGCTTACTATTGAAGAATGGTTACATTACATATCGAATAGCGGAATAATCTTTATAAACCCCATGCAAAACGGGGAAGATACAGGAAGACCGAGCGGGTATACAGGGATAAAAGAAATAGACTTATCGCTAAGTGCCAGTATAGGTAGGTATATAGAAATGATATCGTTCCTTATGAATACAGCGGCACAAGCGTCTGGTATATCACCACAGCGTGAAGCAACTATAAGCAAAGACGAATTAGTAGGTAATGTAAATGCTGCGGTAGTGCAATCTGCGCATATAACAGAAATTATGTTTACAAGACACGAACAAATACTGAAAGAACTTGACGAAAAGCTACTACATGTAGCTAAAGGTGCGTATAGAGAAAATAAACTGTTTTCATATATAGGTGACGATAACGAACTTGCTGTTCTTGAGTATGACGCAGACTTGTTCAATGATGCTAAATTTGGTATATTCATAACTACAACGTCAAGAGATATGTTAGTGCTTGATAAAGCGGTAGAAAGTATTGATAGGGCTTTACAGGCAGGTATAATAAATATGTCTACTTCTATTGAATTGCGTAAAGCAGAAGATGTAGCGGGCATAGTAGCTAAGATACGTGCAGAAGAACAAGCTGCAATAGAAAGGCAACAAGCTAAGGAAGAAGCAGATAGGGCAGCGGCAATGCAAGCGCAAGAAGCTAATAAAACGATAGAGCTTGAAAAAATAGCGTTAGAACGAGAGAAATTAGCTATAAGTCGTGAAAATAACATAAGAGATAACGACACTAAACTGAAGATAGCTAATCTTACCGTTAATGAAAAATCTGCAAATTCGCTTGAAAATCAAAAAAACAATGTAAACTTGCAAACAAATAACGACAATACGTTTAACGCAACAGCGCAAGAGTTAGCGAATATAAACAAAACGATAGCTGAAACAGAGCGCCTAAAGAAAAGTAAACCGTAAATTAAGTAATAGTATAATGAATAAGGTAATTTAATTACATTGTTAAAGCATACATACACATTAAAAAATTCATAGCAAATTATGGCGAATATTGATGAAAATATAGACGTAAACGACTTCCAATCGCTATTAACAGGCGGGTTGTCGTTAGACACTTCTGACGAAGACGAAGAAGATGCTGATATAACAGCAGACTACGACAACGAAGAAGACGAAAGTGATAGTAAACCTGCTGATGTACCGATTGTTACAGAAAAAGTAGCAAAGCAAGTTGAAACTGTTAAAGAAGAAACCGCTGATGACGACGATAGCGAAGATACAGTGTATTCTGATTTTGCAAGTGAATTAGCGAGTAAAGGTATCATTGGCGAAAGTAAAGGCATAAAAAACGTAAATGATTTGTTTACAGCCATAGAAAACACTGTTAAGGAAAAAACAGATAAATACGTTAGTAGCCTTCACCCTTACGTCGGTAAATTACACGCTTATATACAAGCTGGCGGACTTGCTGAAGATTTCTTAAAAAGCGAATATAGAGAATACGGCGACTACGAGCCTGAAGACGAGTTTACGCAAGAATGGCTTATAAAAGAACTAAAGATTAAACAAGGAGCAGACGCAGAAGAAATAAACGACGTTATAACTGCGTATAAAGCTAACGGTACGTTAAAAGCTAAAGCTGAAGCTGCGCAATCAAAGTTGATTGCATTGACTAATAAAGAAGTAGAAGCGACTATTAAAGCCCAAGCCGAAAAGAAAGCAGAAGCTGATGCACAAGCAAAAGAACGATTAAGCTCAGTTAATTCTCATATAGATACGATACCTACGTTGTTAGGTAAACCGTTATCGACAGCAGAAAAAACCAAATTAAAAGATTTTATGTTTACTGTAAGAGCGAGTGGCAAAACTGATTGGCAAACGTCTATTGAAAGTGGCACAGACGTTGAAAGAAAAACTAAGTTAGTTACAGCAGCTTATATAGCAATGAATGGTTACGGATTAAGCGTTCTTGATAAAAAGAATAAAACAGAACAAGTAAGTGCGTTTGAAAAACGACTTGCTGAAAAGAACGGTAAAAGCAGTAAGAGTACAAATAAAGGGGATTACGAACTTGCATTTTAGTATTTACAATTATAACGAACAAAGATTATGCCAAAGGCGATAAATAACAAAGTAAGCGGTTTACAAATATTGCAAAGTAAACACCACTCAGGCTTAACGTCAAGTGCGCATTTAAGTAATTATGCGCTTACAGAGCCAGTAAAGGCTGGTATGTTAATGGACTACATGTTCAGTAACGTAAACAATGAAACTCCGTTATCAAAGCTGTTATCTTTAGGGAAAACAGAAATTATTACGAACAGAAAGTGGAGATGGAACATGATGGGAGTAGCAGAACGTGCAATGCCTGTTATAGGTTCAGGGAAGTTCGGTAATGTAAACAAGCCGTTATTAGGCGGAGAAATAGGAGAGATTGAATTTGCAGAAAAAGAGTTTGCGTTAGCAGACGTATTATCTGCGCAGAACGGACAGCAAGTACGTTTAATGGACGACGGAACGCCTACTGGTACAGGCTATACGTATAAACTTACGTTAGATGACGACAACAAAGACGCATGGTTAGCGCCAAGTATGTTGAAAACTGGTAGCATGTGGTCTAAGGACTACACAAAAATTGCAGAAGGAGAAGGTGGAGGTAACACTACGTATTCAACACCATTAGGGTTTGAAAACTGTTTAACTACGTTAGTAAAATCAGCGTCTATTACTGGCAGTGCCGCAAGCGACGTTATGGTATTTAAAATTCCTGTTAAAGCTAAAGACAGCGACAAGGTAACTTATGTAGATAAGTGGGCTACGTTAGCTGAATATCAAATGTTAAAACAGTGGTACTGTGAAAGAGAAAAAGCGTTGTGGAGAGGTAAGATGAGTAACAAAAAGTCTGTAAACGGTAGACCCATGTATTCAGGCGCAGGCGTTGAACAGCAGATTAGTGCTGGTGTAGTGTGGACTGTTCCTAAATACACTGTGGATATTATACAAAACTTTTTAATGGAGCTATCTTATAATAAGAAAAGTAAAGGTGCAAGAAAGTTTGTAGCGTTTACTGGCGAGTACGGTATGATAGAGTTTTCTAAAGCGTTAATTAATGGTGCATCTCAATTCCAAAAGATTGATACTACGTTTATTAACGGTAAAGGCGAAACGCTTACGTTTAATCAGTACACAACTTTTAGAGGCGTAAATGGCACTGAACTAACATTAATGCCGTTTCCTATGTACGATAACAATACAGACGCAAGGAGTTTTAACAAGCACTCTATTAGCGGTAGACCGTTAGAGTCATACAAAATGACTATCCTTGACTTTACTACCGAAAGTGGGAGAGCTAACATTAAAAAAATGGCTAAAATGGATAGAGAAAACGTAATGTTTAGCGTGTCTGGTGCTACGTCGCCAACTGGTACAGCGTCATCATTCGGAACTAACCGTTCACACAATCAAGACAGTTACAGTATTCACACGTTGTCTGAAGAGGGTATCCATATTGAGAACCCATTTACTTGCGGACAATTAATCTTGAAAGCGTAGTAAATAAATAGTAGCGTTGTATAGTGTATAACGCTACTATTATTTTAATAATCGTACATTAGACTTATCATACGAAAATGACACAAAATAAAGAACAATCGGTAATAGTAAAACGAATAGTGGGTAATTCATCGTGGGTAGCATTAAACAATGTACCTTTAAGTGTTATCGGTGATATGGCTTATCACATACCAGCACCACGTTCAACGTCAGGTGCGGTAGTAAATCTATTTAAAGATAGCGCAGAGCGTGTTGAATTTGAAAAAGCGTTAGGGCTTAAAGATAATGACTTATCAGAGCGGTCTGCGTATTGGGATACGTTTGACGTACCAGTTACATATAACGGTATTACGCTAAACTTAAACGACAAGTTTCAATTACTACAATACAAAGTACTTATGCAGAGTAAAGAAGTAATGAAAAGTAAAGATGATTACGAGTCGCCTATGGCTGCTGTAATGATACATGACACTGAAGCAGAAACCGCTGTTGTTAATGTTCGTGGAGAGCAAAGCGCTAAAGCATATAACGTACTTAATACAGCAGACACTAAGACGTTAAGATTTATTTTAATAGCACTGTTAGTGAATAACGCTGTTACAATGTCAGATGCTCAAGTAAGAGCGACTATTATTACGATTATAGAACGCCAAAACCCTAAAATAACAGTAGAAGCGTTTATAACAATGTCAGAAAGTAAAACACTAACATATCGTGCTTTGTTACAAAGAGCGTGTATAGCTAATGTAATTACTCAAGCAGGTAGGGCGTTCTACATAGGCGAAGATATTATAGGTATGGACATTGATAGTACGATAGCGTATTTACAAGACGGTAAAAACGCTGTATTGTTAACTACAATTAGAGAGCGTACAAAACAGTATTTTTCATCATTAGACTAATAATAATCGTTAACAAGACATGACATCGACAGCAGAATTTCATAATCAATTAATGCTACAATTAGACAGCGTAGGTAGCCAAACATACTCAAGTTTAGAACAGTTTGAAATAGATACATGGCTAAACTACGCTGCTATACGTGTATTAAAACAACGACTATTTGGTACTATGCCCGATAACGTAGGATACGACAGTAAACTAAAAAGAGTGGACGACGTACAAGTTCTTATTCGTAAGGTTACACTTGCTACTGCGCAACTTTTTAATAGGTACACAGCTGTTTTACCGATAGATTATCAGTTCTGCTTAGATGTTTATTGTACTGTAACAAGAACAGCAGACCCGTATGCAGGTGTTCAACAACGTGAAGGGGCTTTATACGCAACTATTAACTATATTAACGACGTAAGCGACAATGTTACAAATGTGCGGTATATGAGAAAACCTTTATACAACATATATGATAATAAGCTGTTAGTTGTAGTTGATAAGCGTACTACTGTAAATGCTATTGAATTATCGTATATTACTCAATTAATTAAATTTAATATAGCGTTAGGAACATTTACTAATTTACCAGAACAGTTGCACATAGATATAGTAAACGAAGCTGTGTTAGGTATAGTAGAAAGCTACGCTAACACTACGAGAGTACAAACAATGCCTACACAAATTGTTAGACAAACTTAGTAATGACAAGAGCTGATAAATTATACATTGACTTTTTAACATTGTTAGGAGAAGTTAACGTAAACGTAACTGATATACGCACTGACGACGTATTTGTATTTATTAATAAGGCGGTGGACGCTTTTATAGAGGAAGTGTTTGTCTCGTTTGAGAAAGACCAACAGCGTATAGACGATATACAGGCGTTAGTAACTGTGGTTAATCTTATACCTGCCTTGAATAATGTAAAACTACCCGACGATTACAAACATTTTGTGTCGTTATGCGTTTCAGATACTGGTTGTAAAATTAGTAACGTAGAGCAAATTACGCATGGTGAGATTAGCCATGCTATGTTAGACCCTTTTAAGCGTCCTGATAGTAGCTCGTTACTTTTTACTATAAAAGAGAACGAAATAAATCTTTACAGTAATAGAACAATTACGTCAATTAATCTAACTTACGTTAAAAGGCACGAGCAAATGAAGATAGAACCTACTGTTAAGCAATATGCAAACATTACGTACACAGATACTTTACTGTTAAATAGTAACAAAATACTTGATATAGCTGTACGTATGTATATAGCAGCTTTAGGAAAGGATTATAATACAAAGAATAACGAGAAACAATTAAATTATTAATAATAACATGGGAAACGGAGAATTAGTACCAGTCCTATTAGTAGGTGAGTTATACTCTGCTACAAAGCAACCTGCTGATTTATTGCCTAAAGAGATAGGCATATACACAGACGACAACGTAAATGCCACTGTTGGTGCGACTATAACTGATACGCCCTATTTGCGCATTGTGCAGGGTACGTCAGACAATAGCCCAAGTAAGCAAGTAATCGACACAAGAGAGATTAAAAGCGTACATGTTACGTCATTCACTGGTAGACCGTATAGAGCGCCACAAAGACAAGTAGTTACTGCTGGTAATTGGGTATTCGATACGAGCAAAGATTATCAAATTATCGTAGAACAGATTTTACCGTTCTTTGATATGCCAGCGCTTAGACCAAGAACTGCTATCGTGTTTAAGCCGTTATCGACAGATACATTAGCTTCGTTCTTAACAAGTATAGCGTTGTATCTAAATACTGTTGAGGTAGGGTTAGGTGCTGAAAGGCAGTACGTAGTAACAGCTACGGCAACTACACTTGTGTTTACAGCTACTACTGATTATGCAGCGCATACTGTTTCTGTATTTGAATTTACTGGCTGTTACGATTGTGGCGACGCCGCTTACGTAAGATTAGCGACTATTACAGAAACTACTTCTTGGAGAGAAGGTAACGGTACGTGTGATACATTGCTTGACATGGAAGAAAGACTTAAAGCGTTGTTAGGCTTTGATAACATTAGAGATTACCCTGTAACTTCAGATGTTAATTACGTTGAATGCCCTAAATGCTACGACGTAATCGTTATTACGCACAACAATACCTATGAAACTGGTAGCACTGGTGGAGCAGCGTTTATTGTTAAACCATTGTTAGTTTACATTGTAAGCCCTATTGGTTCAGGAGTACTTAACTCATTGTTAGCAGTACTCAATCCGTGGATGGCGTCTACATTGAGAGCATTAGCTCCAGTTGCGCCATTCGTTTAGTATGTAGAAACCAATTTAATTAATAATAGCTACTTGTCTAACGATAGGTAGCTATTTTAACACCCATACCGCTATGTTTCTCAATATACAATTAATAGACGAAGACCACAACATACTGACAGCGTCGCCTGCAACTACCGTTAAAATAAACGGAGTTACTATTAGTAGTTTAGGTTCGTTGTCGGAGTACAAACATACGTTTGCAGCAAACGACTTAATACGCGTTGAAATAGACTACTACGGTCGTGTTCCTTATGTTAATAACTTTAAATTACCGAATTACGATTTAGGTAATAGCGTAGTTAATAATGTAACTGGTAATGTACCGTTTACTATAATGTTACCGCTTATACGTAACGTAGAAAGAACTCAAGAATGGAAACAAGATAGCATAAACAATATAGGAGAACAAAATCTTTATTGGGATAACTTCATTACGGCTATTAATCCGACACCTTTTACAAATAAGACATTTACACGTATAAACTCAAATAATACTGTTAATCCGCCTGTAATGGTGCTTAAAAACAGAATAACTGAAAACAAGTTATACTATTATGGTGTTCGTATAGCCCCTACGTGGAACAATGATTTATTGTTAAACACTATAAAAGATAATGACGGTAACACAGTTACTGTTATAAATGGCAATAGTGCTATAACTGGCAATCCTGTATATAATTATAAATTTATATTTCCACATTTTATAGTGTATAAAGATATAGTTACGTCAGAGTTATATTTTTATAATGCTACATCATCTATACGAGATAGAGTAGCATACACAATAGATAATAAATTAATAGGTATTGGAGAAAACATTATAAAGGACTGTAAACTTATTGGCTGCGACTTAGTAGGACGACAAACAATAACACTTACGTTAGAAGACGAATGTAGTACGTGCGGCACTTTTGTTGCGTATTCAGAGTATGACGAGCATGAACTTTGTATCGAAGATTACATAAATGACATGACTACAAGTTTAGTCCAAAATAAACATTGTGCTACCGAAGATTGCGAATATAACATAACTGGAGAACCTATAACAGTAAGAGCGAGTATAACTGTAAAAACGCCGTGTGTAAAACGTAATAACGTATGTGAACCTTATTGCTCAAGTGGTACTGTTACGTTTCGTAGATACGATAAAGATAATGTACTAATAAATACAACGGTTGTTAATGCTGTTTATGATAGAAGCGTTTGTTTTACAGCGTCAGTCATGGCTAACTATACGTTTACTATTAATAGCCCAACTGAACAACGAGTAACGGTTACTTACGAAGATTGTTACAGTAAATGCGTTAAGGAAGAAATAATTAATTTCTGTAATGCGTATAGAGTAGTACAACAAGATTGTAACGTATTTGTATTAGAAAATTGTTCAATAAGTAGAACAATGACAGTTAATATAGTAACTGTTAGTACAGGCGCTACGTTAGTAGCTAACGACAGTTTAGCTCCAGCATCAACAAGAGCGTATAACTTAAACAATGGCGAAGACGGCACATATATAATAACTATAACCGACGGCACTAAACAAGTTGTATATCCTATATACAATTTCTGTAATGTTAGGAGATGTGCAATGACAGCGTTAAGCACAGTATTATGTAAATCCTGTGATACCGTTAATTGTTCAGAAGAGAATAAGCACGACTTTAGGAAGATGTTTTTGTTTGGATTAATGTATTTTAACTACGTTGAAAAAGACTTAGCATTGAATTATGCGTATACAGCGTTAAATAGTGAATTGACAAACGATTTATACGCAGCTAATGATTGGCTAACACTATTAAAACAGTTATGTGCAGACTTAGCCAATTGTGGAGGAGGTATGGCTATATGTGGGTGTAATGATACGCCTACGTTAAATCACTGTAAAACTTGTTAAATGTATGAAAAGGCTTAATTGTTATAGACACGCACCGCAGATAGAAAAAATGATTGTAAAAGCGTTTGATTTGGTTAAGTTCAGATTAACGACTAACATAAAAAAAGCACTAAATAAAGAAACGCTTATTGTTAAGCAATCAAAAATAAATCAAGTAGGTATAGAATTAGATAATGAAGAAGACGTTATACTGTTTATATACTTAGTTGCGTTGATAAAGAGTGATATTGCACAGACAGGTATAGAGTATAAAGATTACGTAATACTCTATAATTTAGAGTGTGTATATAAATCGTTAGCATGCAAAAACATCAATTACAAAGAAATATTACGTGTATTTGAGTTAGAGCCGTTAGCACAAATTAAATGTGTAAATTAAATTAATTTTAACCATAAAATACAAAACGATATGAAATGTTGTTGTGATAAAATATCAAAACTGTTAGAAGAAATATCTATTAACATAGGTAACGTAAACAACGGTGGTGGTACTGGTGGTGGTACTAATATAGATTATACCGTTATATTAAACAATATATTAAGTAGTCTTAATAACGTAGATGCAAGCGTACAAGCATTACCTGAATATACGTCATTAATTGATAGCGTAGAAACGACATTAACTGCGATAGTTAATCAATTAGCGACTATGACTAGTAATGATATAAATTCGTATTCTAATACGTCGTTAGAGCTGACTGTTATAAGACAATCGCTTAATAACGTAGTTTCAGAGTTAGTTACAGCAAACTCTGCATTAACTACAATGACTACTACGTTAAATCAAGAAGCTACGCAGTTATCTGTATTAAGCATATTGACTGATTTAAAAACAGCTATTAATCAAATAGCGACTACAATAACAAGTATTGAAACTACAAGTGCGCTGTTAAATAAAGAAACTACGCAAATAGAAGTAAAAGATACGTTATTATCCATAGACAGCACGTTAATGTATCAATTAGCCACAATAGTAAGTACCCTGTTAGGATTAACCAAAGAAGGAACACAACAACAAGTGTTTAACGCAGTTTCTCCTATTGTCGGACTGTTAAACACAACTAATAACACATTATACGACCAATTATCACAATTATTTGCAATAGAAAGCAATACTGGGACAATAAAAAATAATGCACCGTTAGCAAACGTTAATACGCAAACAATAACAAGTACGTTACACAATTCAATAGGGGTTGCAGCAGTCCCAAACGGAATAGCTAATGCGAGGTCTGTTACGTTTAAAACGTCAGCAGACTTTGTTGGGACTATAAACGGTATATTTCGTGAAGCGGACACAGCGTATACGTTTAATGCGTCTGAATTTAGAATATTACAACAGATTTCTTTTTCAATAGCGGCAGGTTCAGTGATTACAGACGTTATAAGCGGATAAATCATTATGGCAGGCTCAAATCAAGTATTAAGCGTACTCAACAAGACGTTGGGTACGACTTTAGATTATACGTTACGTGGCGCAGTATTAGCCACCGATAGGCTTTCACAGGCTATTTCAAAGTTAATGAATAACGCACCGTTAAGTAATCAAGTTTCGTTATACGCATTTTCTGATATGGTTACGACAACGTCTGATACAAGATATTTCATTTATACAACAAATAACGGAGCTACTTCTGCGTTAGCGTTTAATACGTCGATTGAGCCAAACGCAGTATTCGGAATAATTAGGCTTTCGTTAGGTAGTTCTACTACTGTTAATGCGAACGTAAGTATAAGCTCTACGCTTACGTTTCTTATAGAAGCTGTAATGCAAAGTATAACGAATTACGAATTTAATTACCGATTAAGTTTATTTACTGTACCGTACAATGCTTCTTCTGCTTTACATGAAAACATAATAGGACTAACAAATACTATACTCGTTCAGCCGACTGATGGCGTGTTTATAAGGTATAACGGTGGATTATCTCCTAATTACGTATGTGTGTGTATATCAAACAATATAAGCACTATAATCGATACAGGAATACAAGTAACAGCGAACAGTAATATAAATAAATTTTCTATAACGATAGAAACGCTGTCAGGTGTTATAACTTGTAAATTTTATATGAATGGTGCTATTATAGGGACGATAACGAGTAATATACCGACAGGTAAATTGCTACGTCATGCTGTTTTTTGTAGGAAAACAAGCTCAATTAACAGTAATTCTTCAGGCGGCGGCGTGCTTATAGATTACGTAGAAATAAAAGGTAAATACAGTAGATAGGTATGATAGTTATACGTAATATATAATCATAATAACAACATAACAAAATAACTACGCAAAAATGGCAGGTTCAAATCAAATACCAAGCGTGCTTAATAAAGTATTAGGCACAAAATTAGCCCCTACGTTAATAGGAGCTGTTCTACCGACTGATACAGTATCACAGGCTGTATCAAAATTATCGAATAGTGTTAATCAAACGAGCAAAGACATATTTAGTAATATATCTATTGAAAATGATTTTATAAGCACTACTGGCGACAATAGGTATTTTAATTACACGTCAGGAGTAGTTACTGCGACAGGTGGAACTGTTACAATTACTAATAACCCTGTAACGCCTACATTAGCTAATTTAAGGGGCATTGCTGTGTTAAGCTCAGGGGTTGGTATATCGTCTGGAGTAAATTTAGGGTCTAATAACCTTTTTGTTATACCGATTGCTACTACCGAGTTTGTTCAATATGACTATAAAGCGCTTGTTAGGGTAGCAAGAAATACTGTACCTACAACACGAATATACAAAGTAATGTTAGGTATGTTAAGGTATATAGCTGGCATACCGCCTATACAAGGGTTGTATTTTAATTACAATGAAAGTATAGCGAGTACGTATCAATGCGTAGCTACTGCTGGAGGCGTATCGACTACTGTTACTACTGGTATAGCCCCACAAACAGTTACAGTAGGTACTATACCGTATACGTTATTTAACATTAAAATAAGTAGAGTAGGTAGTAACGCTGTATGTGAATATTATATTGATAATGTACTTGCTGCAACTATAGACACTAACATACCGTATAATCAATTTTTAGGTATGTCTATAACTTTGTATAAAGAAGGAGCTGACGCAGCGAATACTCAAAATATTTCCATTGAAGCGGATTATGTAACTTTAAACGTAAAACTTAATCGTATATAAAATGATAAACGTAGAAATAATACACAAAACGAGTAATAAGGTTTATTCGTTTGATAGAGAACTTTCGCAACAAGAAATAGATACATTTCAAGATAGCGACGGAGAGGGTTACACATACGTAAAAGATTACGTACTTCCAGTAGAAGCTATAATTAAACCGTTAGCAACTTTAGCTGCTGAGTTTAAAGTTGAGTTAGAAGCAAAAGGAATGCCGTTAAGTCTGTATAATAGCGTAGCTGGAAAATTATTAGGATTGGAATTTGCTTTATCTAATAATAGGATAGACGCTGTTATAGACTTATTAATTAAATTACCGACAGACGACGTGTATATAACTCAAGCGTTTAAAGATAGTTACTTAACACAATTAAACTTACTGTTATAAATGGGACAATCATTAGTATCATCATGTTGTTGTGGGTATGTTGTACCCACAACAACAAGTACTACAACGAGTAGTACTACAACAAGTACGAGTAGTACGACTACAACAACGCTTCCGCCTACTACTACGAGTACGACTACTTCTACAAGCAGTACAAGTACGACTACTTTACCGCCCACTACGACTACGAGCACTACAACAAGTAGTACGACCAGTAGCACAAGCACAAGCAGTACAAGTAGTACTACGTTGCCACCTACAACCACAACCACTACAACTACGACAACGCAACCGCCAAGTTGTACGCCAAATGGGGGTGTAGGTACAAACTTTAGTTGTTGTTCGGGCTATGCCGTTAATGGTATATGTGAACCAGCTACTACGACTACTACAACAAGTACAAGTACTACAACTACTACTACTGAGCCGCCACTAACTACAACAACGACGACTACCACTACGAGTACAACGACTGTTCCACCTTGTTTACCTACTGGCTCAGCTGGTGGAGCAAATACTTGTTGTTCAGGATTAGTAGAAGCAGGTATATGCGTAGATTGTTTATCAAGTGGGACTACTGGAGGAGGGCTTGATTGTTGTTCAGGGTTATCAATTAGCGGTGTATGCGTAGATTGTCTACCGAATGAAGCATTTGGTAACGCAATAGATTGTTGTTCAGGGTTAGCTGCCGCAGGTAAATGTGTAAGCTGTTTACCTCCGTTTGTGCCATTTGTTAATTCAGTTGATGATTGCTGTTCAGGGTTAGATATTGAAGGCGTATGTGTATAGTGTGTATAGAGCGTAATAATAGTTTATAGTAATATAAACCGTTAAGTAATCAAATAGCGAAGTAGTAGGTATATTAATTTTGCTTATTATTTCGCTGTTTGCTTTGATATACGCCACTATTTTTTTTTATTTGTTAATCTATTACATTAATGTTTAAATTAAACCTTACAAATATATGAACGAAATAATGATAGTTTCAGCGCAACCTGATGAGCAATATTTTCATTGGCAATTAGACATACAACTGCATAACCTAAAGAAGCATAACAAGGACAAACAGTACGTTATACTGTTAGGCGTATTTAAAGGCAATACGTTAAGCAGTTGGGCTAAAGAACGTATTAGCGAAGGGATTAATATAGTTGTTTACGAAATTAACTTGCATAAATACGTACCTGCCTTAAGGTTTGAATTATTATCACAATACTACAAACAGTACAACGTAAATGGAGAACTTAGCGCTAAATCTGTATTGTATATAGATAGCGACGTAATCTTTAGAGAATGGTTAGACGAAACGCAATTTGCTAACGATAGCACTGTTTATATGTCTGATTGTAATAGTTATTTGAATTACGATTACATAGCGTCTAAAGGTAGAATAAAGAATGAAGAAGATTTACTTGATAAGTTATGTTTAACTGTTGGGATACGTAAAGACGTTGTTAAAGCAAACAATAACAATAGCGGAGGGTGTCATTACTATTTTAAGCCTAATACTGTTAATGAACAATTTTGGTTACAGTGTTTATCTGCCGTACATAATTTTTACAACGTAGCGGAAGATTATAGAATAAAACGAGAAGAAGTTGAAGGAGATTACCATGCGTTACAAAGTTGGTGTGCCGATATGTGGATAGTTTTATGGACGTTGTGGAAAAACAATGTTAATACTGAATTATCTAACGAGCTTAATTTTACTTGGGCAACAGACAAAGCGAGTATGTGGAATGTTAATAAAATATACCACAACGCAGGTATTGATGCAAGCAACACTACGTCGTTTAACAAACTACATTTTAAGGAAAAATCGCCACTTGTACGTACACATAACGTTGATACAAGGTTTGCAAACTGGTGGTACGTTAAAGAAATAAATGAAATCGTTACACAACAGCCGTTAATTACAGTTGTAACTCTAACGTCTAATAGACCGATAGAATTACAAGAAGCATATAAATGTTTTGTGTCGTTTAATTATCCTAATAAGGAATGGCTTGTTATAAACAATAATTCTGAACTTACGTATAGATTAGATGAAGCTGATTACAAAGCTGATATACCTACAAAATTTAGTAGCGTAAGGATATTGAATTACGCTAAAACATCTGGTATAGGTGATGTAATAAATAAAGCTATACCTCAATTTAGAGGCGACTACGTTCACTTTATGGACGACAACGACTTAAGATTACCGCAAACATTGTTTATACTTAAACAAGCGTTTAGCGTTGAAGAAAAAACAGATAGGGTTAATAACGTAGTACATCATAAACGTACATTAGCTGTGTTACCTACATCTATGTTACACATGGAAAACTTTGTACCGTTACAAGAAATACATAATACTAACGCAGGTAAATACGCAGGGCTGTATAAACGTGAATACTTTAACGAATTAGCATTGCCGAAGTGGGTGTGTGTAAGTCAAGATTATATGATAGCTACACATTTACCCGATAACACAAGGGATATTACGTTAAAGATGACCCCTATATGCTACCAGTTGAATAATGGTGTGTATCGTATTAGCGGTAAAGGGGTAGAAGAAAACGAAGAAACTGCTGCTATACGTATGAAAGAATACAAAGATAATCATAATACTTACACAGGACATAGACTGCTTACTCCTACGTTCAGAAAAGATTACTTTGCAGACATAACTGCGTACTGGAGAAAAAAGGCAGGTATAATAGAAAACAAGTCTATTTTAGGTAGATACACAGATGCCGCTAAAGCCTTAATGACTAACGTACAAGAAAACGGTATCAGCGCAGTAACAGCTGTCGTAGACGCAGTAGTAGCGCCTGTAACCGAGCAGTCTGAAAAAAGACTGGCTATTTGTAAATCAAACGAATGTATGGTGTATACAGACGGTTTCTGCGGTAAAGGCGTTATAGCTGGTGTTAGTTGTGGTTGCGAATTAGTAAAGAAAGTAAAAAACCCTAATCAACATTGCCCACAGAATAGATGGTAACGATAATTAACTTAACACTATGATAGAATTTATTGAAAGTATAGGAAACTTAGCTTTAGCGTTCTTGTACGATTTTATGTTAGAAATACGCCCAGCTATTGTTACTGGGGTTTTAAGTATAGTAATACTTATATGGCGATTTCCGAGTGTATTGCGCCAAATAGACAGATTATCGTTAAGACTTGATTTATGGAGAAAGAGCCTTATAACCTATGAAGCTGGCGTTTTGATAAGGAACAGGAGTAACGCAAAGACTATATTAGCCGAAATATACGGATACGCAAGCGGCAGAGCGTACGATATAACGCATATATCTATGTATTACGCACACAATGGCGATAAGAAAATATACGGTAAATACGCTGATAAGTTCTCAATGCTATGTGAACATGGTTACGATAATACGTTTATTATATCTAATCAAAACATAAGCACTGCGTCGTTAATGGCTGTTATACACGATAACAAAAATAAAAAAATAATAGACATTTATGTTGATACGTTAAATAACGATATACGTACACAAATGATTAAGCATAATTGGCAACAATTGTCGATTATAACACATAATAACGACAAAGGAGAACCGCTGTTAATGATTATGTGTTATTTTAGAACAACTAAAAGCGTAACAGCTAAACCAAGCGTTATGTTAAAGAATGTTACTGATGTAATGAATAAGCCGTTAAACGTGTATATAGAACGTAAATTGCATCTTGTGCATAATTTCTTAGTAAATGATATGATAACTTTACCTACATTTAATTAACATTATGACTGAAGAAGAAAAACAAAAAGACGAAGAAGACCGTATTGCTGATATTAAATCGCATTGGTGGGAAACAATACCGAAATTGGGTATTACGACAGTAATTGTAGTAACAGTAGCTTTATTTCCAGCATGGCTTATATTGTTAAACGTTTTCTTTACGTTTGAGAGTAAAGAAATACTACAATTAATAACTGTATGGTTTGACGCAATAAAAACAGCGTTAGGGCTTGTTATTACTGTCGCTTTAGGTAAAAGTATGGGAGAACAAAAAACTTGTAAACAATAATAATTATGGAAACGAAGAAAGTGTATAAGCCTAATACTATGTTTGCTATCGATAGAACATATGGAACATTAGGGACAGAAGGTTATGTTTACTACGAAAGTGTAGAAGACGTTACAGAAAAAATGACGCCTGTACCTATATGCGTGTCGTTAGAGCTACTGTGGAAGGATAACAAACGTGGTATATCGTGTATACCAGAGGGCATTTATCCATTAGTAAAACGCTTTACTGAAAAGCGAGGTTGGCACATTATGATAGACAAAGTACCGAACAGGAGTTGGATACTTGTACATGCAGCTGCTAAAGTTTTAGCGCCTGAAGACACTATATTAGATGTAGATGACAACGATATTGATTTAATGGGGTGTGTATCTATGCAAACTTCAACGAGTAAAGCCCTTACTCAAGATAAAAAGGCGTTTAGGCTATCACAATTTAATAGTCGTGGGGCAGTATCAGCGTTTAACAAGGCAGTATTTGATGTATTAGACAAATATGAAGAAGCGTATATACGTATCTTCTCGTCAGCGAAAGTACCAAGTAACCAGTTAAAGTAGCTCACTGATTAATAAGCAGTTACATAACAGTATTAACTTTTATAACTATGTATTTAGCATTGTTAAAAACAATTATTTCGGTATTAGTACCAAACTTAGTAAAGAGCTTAGACGTAAAGTTTGGGCAGTTTATTACGTTTTTATCAACAGTCTTAGTGTCGTCTGTGTCAATAGCGACAGACAAAGATAAAAATGATAGAGAACAATTTAAAGCGTACTTTAAAAACAACGCTGAAAGTTTTATTCGTTCTGTAATCGGCGTATTAACCTACGTAGCAGAATTGCTAATAAAAGACAAAGACAGGTTACTATTAATTTTGACTATGTTAGATACATTAGCAGCTATGTTTATTAGCACAGTACACACGCAAGATGATGCTACGTTAGACCAAAACAAAGCGTATGAAGATAAACTCACTGAAATAACGGCAGGGAGATTAAGTTAATAATTATAAATCATGCGTGAATGGTGTAATACTGTTCACGCTATTATCATATAAGCACATGACGAATTTAGAAATAATTTATACCGTACAAAATTTACTTAATCGTGGAGGAGTATCAGATGATACGTTGCTATCTAACCGACAACTTGAATTTATAGTCGATTACATACGTGCAGCTTACGTTAAAGCCGAAGTAAAAGCAAATAAATCAATAGGAAATGTATATGCACAAACACTTGATTGCATACCGTTAGTTAGAGTAGATGCCTATAACTGCTGTAATCTTCCAGTAGAGTGTAGAATATTGCGTACACAAAACCCTATACCTATGTTTATAGAAACTTTGTTTGTGGGCAGTGTTAATGGGGATAGTATATCTAAAACAAGTAGTGAAACTGCACAATACACACCATACAAACGATACGGTAAGAATGAGTTACTTTGGTTTAATAATAAAGTAGGCAACGATACATATATTTATGTAATGAATACACTTATGCTAAAGAACATAAGGATTAAAGCTATATTTGAAAACCCAAAAGAAATAGCAAGCATAAATACGTGTGGAACTGTTACAGGCTGTAAAGCTACTGAATATGAATATCCTATGCCGTTATCTGATTTACAAGAAATTATACGTAGATTAACAGTACAAGAAATTAGACTATTAAAATCTACAACAGCAGACACATTGAACAACGCTAATCAAGATAACTAATGGAAAAGTCAGAGATAGTAGCAGCTATACAACGTATGAAAGATGAACACTTGTATAATTGGTATAATAATCCGTTATACGTTGTGCGAAATGGTATATCATACATGCCTAAATTACCTAAACCGCAACCGAGAAAAAGGCGAGCAAAGAAATACGGAGTGTATGTAGAAAGACGCAAAAGACCGAGTAGAACAACAGCACTTAAACGAGGAGAGTATGATTATACGTTAGAAGATGCTTACATGGATTATAGAAATAAAACAGCTAAGACTATGCAAGTTCCTTATTCTATATACATAGATATAATGACAGCGTACTTTGATAACGTAATATCTATATTAATTGATAAAGCAGTTGTAGTACGATTACCTTGTGGATTTGGAGCGTTAGAAGCTAAGCGTATAGTAAACCCTATAAAAACGCCAATAGATTATAGACACTATAAGCTAACAGAAGAAGTTATACCACTTAAAAACGAAGATTATTTGTTAAGCGAATATAGAACTTGTGTACGTTGGCATAAAATAGGTGTTAGGCGTAGTATTTTATATAAATACAGAATTATACCATGTAAAAAACATAAATTAAGGTTAAGAGCGAGTTATCTTTCTAAAAAAATAATATACCCTATATGAAAAACTTATTAACAATAGATACAATAATTGATAAAGTAATACGTGATACCCAAGATATGTTTACCGTAGATAGAAATGCTTTTGGTAACTGGGTAGCTGAAGCAACAGAGCAGATAGGGGGACACAGTCAATATGAGTATAATACGTATGTTGCTATGACAGATAATTACGGACAAGTAATTATGCCTTGTGGCGTACATAAAATACAATCTGTTGTTTCGTCAAATGGTAGCGTATATTCATCTGCAAATCGTGTAGCTATCGGTTGCAGTAATACTTACGTGTATAAAGCACCTTATTTACGTGTAGGTAATTTTGATACATTAACTATATCGTATATAGCAATACCATTAGACGAAGACGGCTACCCTTTAATACCAGACCACATAGCTTATGTAGAAGCATGCTTTAGATATGTTATATATAAATTAATGTATAAGAAATTTCTAAATGGCGACATAGCAGGCTCAACGTATGCTAAATTAGAGCAAGATTGGAGAGGGTATGCGAGAGAAGCAAAAGGCGTAGGTAACATGCCTGATAAAGACACACAAGAACGTATACGATTAATGCAAGGAAAGTTAATACCTCACGTTAATGCGTATTATAATAACTTTGCAACAGTTTACACACAACAAACGTCAAACTAATAACGATATGGAAACATCTATAAACACGTTTGAAAAGGGTATGGTGTCTGATAGTGGTATATACGATACGCACACTAATTCTTATATACATGCCCTAAATTTAATAAATGCTGGAAATTATGGTCTATTAAAACCACACAACGAAAGCGGAAATACTCCGTTTAGTTTACAATTACCATTTAAGTATATAGTAGGTAGGTTTGTTATAGACGACTACATTATACTGTTTGGTACGGATAACGACGACGTTACAACAAACGGTAATTGTGAAATAGGTGTTGTAGATAACGTAGGTGTATATACTACTAAGGTAGGAAATTTAATTGTAACGCCAAATGTTCAATTAGGGTTTAACGTGCTTAATCAAATAGACGTTTCAGCAAGGAAGCTATTTAATAATAACGTAGTGGTTTACTTTACCGATAACGTAAACCCTATGAGGGCTATTAATATTGATTTTCCGCCAATTACAGCCATTAACTTTTTAGAAGCAATACAAATTAACAATTTTCAGAAAGTGCCTTATATCACACCTATAACGGTTTTAGACGGTGGTAGCATATATGCAGGTAGGGTGCAATTTGTAGCGAGATATTTAAACGAAGACTTAAATCCTACTACGTTTGGAATAGTGTCGCCGTCTGTATGTATAACAGACGATAACGAAAGCATAACGAATAGAAAAGATTACGACGGAGCAGATTTTAACACATTGTGTAGAAAATCAATAGAAGCTATTATAGAAAATATAGACGTAGATTTTACATACGTAGAGATAGCAGTTATAACGTACAAAGAGGCTACTACTACCCCTGATATACGTTTATTTCGTAGAGAGCGTATTGATAATAGAAGTAGTATACCGTTTGTGTATACTGGTTATGAAGAAACGATTACTACGAGTAATGCTAATGAGCTTAATCAGGCGCTTGTATTGTATACACATGCTAAATGCGTTGAACAAAAAGACAATAGACTGTTTTGGTCTAACTTAAAAACAAAGCCCACTGATAATTACCAAGCAGTAGCTAACACTGTTAAGTTAAAATACTTTATAGAAGAAGTTACATATAACGAAACAAACGTTATTAATGGTAGTAGTGCAGCTCCACAAACCGCAGGGTGGCAGGATATGACAGTTGATTTATCTTCCGAAAGAGGAGATTATTCGTTACCAGATTACTCAGCTAATAAAATAGGTTATTTACGTGGAGAAGTATATGCGTTTGGTATAATGTTTATATTGAAAGACGGTACTGTAACGCCTGTTTATCATTTACAAGGTAATACAGCTGGTACACCGTCATTAAAACCTCAATATTTGTTAGCAAATACCACTACAAAAGATTTAGGGGGGTAT